CCCGGTGGATATTGCAGCCCTGGAGTGCGATTACCTGGTTGGGCATGAGAGACCCGAAATCTGCATGAAGGCTTCTGACAAGGTAAACATCGGTGGTGGTGAAATCAGTCCGATGGCTGGCGACTTCGCTACCGACAATGTGTTCTACCGTGTACGAGAAGTCTTTGGATGCAACAAACTTGAGTGGAGAGCCACTTACGCACAAATAAGCAATGCCTAACTGAAACGAAACTGAGGCGAGGGGTAGGTAACTGCCCCTCGCCCAACGAGGTGAACATGGCAGATAAAATCTATCCGGCAATACTACCGAACACGATAGCCTACGATATGGGGAACGGACTATACAGCCCTGTAAACCCGCATATTGGTGAACAACTTAACCATATGGAACGATACTATGGAAAGTTGAATCCGCAGACCGCTACTTTGTGGTGCGATGGTGCGACACTTAATCCTTTCGTTGCAATCTCTGGAAATAACACATGGGGAGTTGAAGAGAAACTATTTGGTGCAGATGATGTTTGGGTAGAGTTAGGCGCAGGGTTTCTTGCCGTTGGGTTCAATATGTTCTTGCCAGTCGCTAATACATCGGACACGACTTCTCGACTGCGTATTATTTGGGGTACGGGAACGATGGCTGCCGCTATCGCCCTGAACCAATATACGGAGCTAATGTATCACAAGTTAGCGGCAAACGCTGTATATTCTCCCAGACCGATTGCTTGTCCGGTAATCCCGTTTTCTATAGCTGGATTACAAATTAAGGTTTGGGCGCAACACTGGAACTTAACGAATCTGGCAACAATTAGCTTCTTTCTTGGAGCACATTCATTCCAGAATTCATAATAGTATCTTACAAATAATGGAGGCAAACATGAGCTGGCTTAAAGATAAACTAGCCAGTGCCTTCGGCGGCGGAGCGGTACACGCCCACACGTTGCTGATAGCACAGAAGAAAGTCCTGAATCGTGAAGGCCAACTATTACTGGCCGAGGGCATGACCTTGAAGGAATTGAGCAAGACCAGCCCCGGGTTATGGATACCCGATGGCAAGGCGCGGCGAGTGGTCAAGGATAAGAAGGTCACCGATGACTTCTGCGAGGACATAGTGGACACCATGCAGGCATCTGTCGCAGCCTTCTCAACCTATAAGTACCATCACTCCGGTATTGGCGCAGGCGCAGAGGGCGCCGCAGAGGATGCCCTGGTTGATCCCAAAGAGAATGCCCGTGTGGTAGGCTCTCAGGTGGATGGTGCGAGTGCAAAGGAGTACAAATCTATAGCGACCATAACCTACACTGGCAGTTTGGCTATCATTGAGCACGGCCTGTTCAATACAGCGGGCGCAGGCGGCCCTCCGGTGACTGGCGGGCGCATGATGGATAGAACGCTCTTCGCTGCGATAAACGTCGTAGCTACGAATGCGATAGAATATACGTTCACAATAGCCTTCACTTCCGGCGGTTAGTATGCAGGACTGAACGCAACAGAGAATAAGAGGGAGGTATAACATGACCTGGACTTATGATATTACAAATGATATAGGCAAGGTGAGGTTGCTCATATCTGATACAAACATAGTCCCGGTTACGAATGCCCACTTTTCTGACGAGGAGTTACAATACTTTCTAACCGCCAACGGCGATGATGTCAATCTGGCCGCTGCAATGGCACTTGAGGCATGGGCGGCGAGCTTCTCTGCTAGCGTCGATAGCGAACGTATAGGCGACTATTCCTACACTCAAAGCAGAGTCACTAAGATGCTCGACGTGGCTGCCAGATTGAGGGCAACGGCTACCGATGTGCCCGCTATGGCCTGGGCGGAGATAAACGTGGTGAAGGAAGAATAGGTGAGTTACGATTCATTACTGATAAATGAGTGCGATATTTACAGGTTCGCTCCAGGAGCGCAAGACGCCTATGGGAACCCCGTCAAGACCTGGAATTTATTGCACGATGACGAACCTTGCAGATGGTCCACACCCAAGAACCGTGAGGTCAAGGTCGGGGCCGAGGTGGTACTGGCTGACCTTCAGCTATTCTTGGGCGATGTTGACATAACGGAACAGGATAGAGTTATCCTGGACACCGGGGCAACGTATGAGGTGCTATCTGCCGCAGACCGACAAGACGCATTGGGAAATCACCATGTCGAATGCTTAATGAGGACGGTTAGATGAAGATTGAATCCTCCATAACACTGAATCTTAAAATACCCGAACTAATCGAAGCTGTGCTTACGGCTAATAGATTAGCCATGCGAGATACAGTGGTGGAGGTTGCAGGTGACACCGTGAAAGGATCCCCCTGGTTGACTGGCAATAACGCAAGGTCTATCGCTTATGAAGTCGGGCCAGACGGTGAGTTTGCGAAAGAGGATTTAACAGGGGCTGTCTACTCAACGAGCGGGTACGGTGGCTTCCTAGAAGTTGGGACACGGAACAAAGACCTTTCCGAGAGGATGAGGGCAAGACCGTATTTCAAACCCGCCTTAGATAAGAACTTCACGCTAGAGAAGTTCACTGAGAAGATCAAGGAGCACTTGAAATGAGTTTAGCCGATACTAACTCCATTCTCCGTGCATACCTAGTCACCAACGCAGCCCTGGTGGCTGTGGTGGGCACCAGGATATACGCTCCACGCTTACCAGAGAATGCAGTTCTGCCAGCTATAGGATTCTTCACCCGAGGCGGAACTTCATCTCCGTATATCCCGGACTTACCCGTACCGAGTGTGCAGTTCGACTGCTGGGCAGATAACCCCATTACAGCACGAAATGTATACCGCAAACTGTACGATGCTTTGCAAGGGATTCAACACGTGGCTGTGACTATTCTGGGAACAACCTATTACATCGAAAGCGCGATAGAGGAGGTGCAAGGGCAAGACCTAGCAGACAACTCAGGGGAGAACAGCAACGACATTCAAAACTATTTCAGGGTTCTGACCTTTTTTAATATCATGGTAAAAATTTAAGAGGAGGTTTAACAAATGGGAACAATCGCAAACGTACTTGTAGGAGTGGCCGAGGTAGGGATTAAGAATCCCTACGATGAGAGTATCGCCGAGTTCTCAACCGAACAACATTTTGCAGGCAACTATTCGGCGAAACTGCGGAAGTCTGGAAATGGAACTGGCGCAAGTAGCTGCCATCTTCAGATCACCCCGCCCGCAGGCATAACGATGACGGCCTTCGCCGCTGGTATCGTGGCCGGGTCGTATGGATTCTACCATCACAGCGCGTTGGACGTTCCGGGATTAGGCAACTTTGCTCAGATGGAATTCAGGTTTGAGTCTCCTATCGGCACAGGATATGTAGAACTCACCTGTGTTCCGCTGCAATCCCTTCCGGGTACGGGCGCATGGGTAGCCGAAGCAATGCCCGACACAACGAAGTCTGGATTCGATGGCAGAACGAATCTCGGAGCTGTGATGTCGAACTGGGTATTAGCTAACATATCTGTGCAGGTAGCCGCCATCGCCGCTCTTGACGCAACGGCAGGTACATGGCTGTTGACCAGGGTTCGCTTGGAACTTTGGGAGTTAGGCGTAGCCAGGACTTGCTACATCGACCAGGTCAAGATCAACGCTATCACCTACACCATCGAGCCGGGTGGAACAGTACCGGGACTTCGATTTGGAACATATACCGACCTGGGTTATACAGAGGACGGAGTAACAGTCGAGTACACCGCAGCCCAAGCCGACATTGATGTTGAGGAGGAGACTTTCTCTATTGACCGTGTAATCACCAAAGAGAGTGTAAATGTCACCCTCAACATGGCAGAGGCTTCGCTTGCTAATCTGAATGCAGCTATGGCAGGTGGAGTACTGGTTGGCGGCAATCACATAACCTTTGGCGAAGGTGTGAACAAGAAGCTGTCATTACAGGTAGTGGGTAGGACACCCGCCGGATTCTTGCGGACTTACTCATTCCCAAAGGTCACGGCTTCAGGCGGAGTCAATCAAGCCTACAAGAAAGGCTCTAAGATCGTGACTCCTGTGACATTCCAGGTCCTCAAGGGTTCTGGGGATGCCTTCATCTTAGTTGACAACGCAGCATAGGAAAATAAAAAAGGAGGGATTCGTGGAACGCACAGAAGAGGATAAGGTGTTCAAGTCACCGATCACGGTAATACTGGGCGGCAAGGAATACAACATTCCGCTACTGGTAATTAAGGATGCGAGAGAATGGCGCAAGCGGGCGGCTAGTCTATTTGGTAGGCTGCCCGCCTACGCTAAAACCACAACCGACGATGCTACGGGATTCGACCATGCTATCACAGCTATGTTAGTGGATATGCCAGACCAGACAACAGATCTGTTCTTTGCCTATGCCAAGACTTTGAACAGGGAAGAGATAGAGTCTACAGCGACAGAGGTGGAACTGGCGAAAGCCATAGAACAGGTCATGGCGGTGGCATTCCCTTTATTGGGCAGTCTGGCCGGAGCGCTGAAAAGGTAAGTCTGGGGGAGACGTTCGAGTTCCTGCTGACAGAATGGCGACTTGACCCGATTTACATAGCGGAGAACTGGACTGACGAATTGCTGGGCTTGATGGTGGAGAAACTTAACTCACGGCATAAGGCTATCAGCGAGACTATGTCCGGCAAGGCGGCTGAGACTATGGTAACAGACGAGCAACTATTCGAGCAGTTGGGTAACAAAATAAAGGTGGTACGATAAATGGCTTTGACAATAGGAGACGCCCTTCTGAAGCTGGGTGTTGACACAACTGGGCTTAAACAAGGACTTAGTGATGCCCAAACGCAGGCAAAAACTGCGGCTGATAAGTTGGTAGCAACATCCAAAAAGGAAGCCGATGATTGCGAGAAGTACTTTGAGCAGTTGGGCAAAGCAAAAGCCGAGGCACTCAAGAAAGTCTCTATCGCCGCTGTTGCCATAGGCGGAGCCATACTTGGCGCTGCCGCTTTAGCCATAAAATCATACGCTGAGGAAGAACAGTCTATCTCCAAACTCCGTCAGGCTATGGCGAATATGGGGCTCAGTTATGATGACCGGAAGCAATCTATAGAAAGTGTGATTGCCAGTCAACTCAAACTGGGTTTCTCCGATGAGGAACAGCGCGACTCTCTATCCCGCCTTATCCTGGGCACACATGATGTAGCCAAGGCGCAGGAATTGATGGGTATGGCAATGGACATCGCCAGAGGCAAGGGGGTTGATCTAGCGTCGGCATCTCAAGCAGTAAGTATGGCGCTGGCTGGTAATTGGCGTGGGCTACAAGTATTCGTCCCGGCAATTAAGGACGCCGCAACCGAAGAGGAAAAGTGGGCATTAGCTCGCCAAGCCTTCGCTGGTCAATCCGAAGCCTACTCCAAGACACTACAAGGTCAGATGGAAGCCCTGAAGATTAGCATGGGGGAACTGGCGGATACTGTAGGGGGTTTGCTCGCACCTGCAATGAAGGGGCTGATAGACTTCATCACGCCTATTATAACAAAGGTCAAAGAATGGATTGAGGCTAACCCCGAGCTTGCCAAGGTCATTGGTATAGCCGTGGTAGCCATAGGCGGTCTGTTGCTAATCCTGGGGACGCTGGGGCTATTGCTACCCACGCTGGCGACCGGGTTTGCTGCTTTTGGGTTGGCGATGACTGTTGCTACAGGCCCCATAGGGTTAGCAGTGATAGCGGCTACTGCACTGGTAGCTGCGGGTATTGCTCTCTGGAAGAACTGGGATCATATTGCAGGCTTCTTCTCCGACCTCTGGTTTGAGATTAAGAAGACATTTGCCGAATCTATCCAGGCCATAATTGACTACGCTATCAGGCCATTCCTCAATGTGATTGCCTCTATTCTGGATGTGGGTGGAGATATTGTTGGTTTCTTCAATAAGGATTGGGGCAATGCCATGAAAGGCGCAGCCGATAAGGTACGCGGGGCTGTAGATGATACTTATGCGTGGTGTGAATCCCTGAAAACTGGCCGTACCGAGTTGCCAAAACTCACAACCGCTGTTGAAGATACCACAGAGGCGCTTGACGATAACGCTAAGGCTACTGATAGGGCTAAGGAAAATACCCGACGCCTTATGATGGGGATGCCTCCACTAAAAGAGGAAACACAAAAGGTAACAGAGGCAACAGATAATCTGACCGATTCCACTGAGGGACTTGGGGGCGTAGTAGTTACCACCATAGAAAACCTTGATGATTACTCGGAGGCTATTGAGAAACTCATACCCGGCCTGGTAAAACTCAAAAATGCCTACACCTTAGAGCATAGCCAACTCGGGGTACTGGGGCTTGATTACAAGGATATATTCAACGCCCTGATGGATAGGGGTATCGCCGTAGACGAAATATCCCGGAAGATGGCCGAGAATAATGTACTCGAAGGCGATGCCATTGGGTTAGCTAGAATCTATGCAGGGGAACTGGGCAACCTCACTCAATACTCGAAAGAGTATGGCGCCAGTATAGCTGATATAATC